ATTTGTCCTAACAAATCTAATACAGGTATCCCTGTTTCTTGTGATATTCTGAATAGGAATGCAGTAAAATTACCAGCTATGGCTTTAGTAGCACATACTGTTTTAAAGTAACCATTAACAATATCAAATTCATTACCATTTACTATCATGTTAAATGAGTAGAAATCGTCAAATATTTTAACGGTTAAATCAGTTGATGTACGGTCGTCTATAATTCTTGCCATGATATATTATTAATTTATAGGAGGAGGAGTAATTGCTCTACCATTTGCTTGCTGTTTTTGATTTGGTGTAGAACCAAATATAGGTAAATTAAACAATACATTTCTTCCAGTATTATTTAGTGGGTTCATTATGGCGTTAGTAATACCTGTTGTTATTTCACTCTTAATAGCTTGTTTCAAATTCATAGTTTTAAGAGTATTATATGTAGCACCTGCTTTTTGTATAGCACCTAAAATATTTGGTTGTTCGCCAGACAAATCGTTAATAACTCCGCCGACACCATCTACTAAACCACCTTGACCTAAAATACTTGCTTGACTACCCGGACGTGTAATAGGACTAGGTACTCTATCGTAATGGTCAGCAAGACCGAATCCAGCAACTATGTCACTTGGCTTTGTACCATCTATTGCACCTTGAAAATACTTAACAGTTTCATAATCCAATGTCATTACATTTTCCATTGTACCATTACCTTCAGCATAATTGTAAGTATCATGTGCAAATCTATTGATAATAGGATTAATCAATGTATATGCTACATAGTTATGTTGATTGAATCCAAATATAGTGACATTTTTAAAGAATGGTATTTTAGTTTGACCAGTACCAACTTCAGTATATCCATTAACAGTTGTAGGTGTTTCTCCTACATAGCCCCAATTAGTATCACCTGTAATAGATTGTGAATAGATATTTCTTGAATTATAATTTGCATTATTAGGACTATTAGTACTACCAGTACCTGTTTGTTGTGCTTGTCTTCCTGATACCGATGCTACTGGAATACTTGCATCTTTATAATAATATGTATAGTAATTATACCACATATTACGTATTAAATTGCCATTGTCATCATGGAAATTAATATCTATGGGGTCGTATTTTATTTTTGTTTGAACAATACGTTTACGATTGTATTGATTCATTATATGTGTATCAAAACTATAGCTTGGTAGTTTCACAGATTTAACTGCTAAACCAAAGTTTGCACCTTGTGGCAAACCTACTGCATATGCACTTTGATTGATTTCAAAATACACATGGAATAGGAATTTAAACTTAGGTGCATATTGATATGCATTGGGTCTGAATGTCTTACTAGCATGTGTATAATCACGAAGGTAATCGTTGCCGAAGAATCCTCCGGCAACGTCTTGTGCAAAGTTTTGAAAGAACCCAGACATTTAATATTTAAAAAATATTAAGTTATAGAACCAATACCAGTAGTTGATGCACCACCAAACGCACGACCAACACTTGTTCCAACACCAGATGTTAATGGTGATTGAACTGCATTGTCATAACGTATAGATAATTGAATTGTTACTACTTCATTTGCGCTATATGCTAAGTTATTATAATTAGCAGACTGTAAAAAGCAACCATAACATTCCCATGTTTCTAATACGATTGGTGCATTAGTTCCATTACCACCATCTAGTATTTCAATATTTGTTTGGAACTTATAATCTTGACCTGTAGCGGCTGATGCTTGTTCAACAAAGTCCATTTGTTTCTGTAATTGTTGACCAACTAATTTTGAAACACTACCAGATGCATCATCTCTAACATTGATAGTCAAAGGTTGCCATTCGTGTCTACCTGCCAAATATAGTGTAGAGTTATAAATTGGTATATTTATTTCACCAAAACTAACTGATGGGCGAGTTACGTCAATAACTTGCTTAGTCAACTCGTTTGTAGAAGCACTAGTACCTAAATTTAAAAAGTTAACTCTAAATCTATACTGTAGTTTGGGCATTAGCAAGCCCTGATTTCCGCCAGCATTATCAGATGCTACGGTCATGTTAAACAATGATTGTGAGGCTATTGCCATTTTTTTCTCCTGTTATTAATATTTATCTTTATAAATAGATACCCCTTTTGGGGTATCATATTTTATTATTGTCCACCAAGCTCGCCTGTGTTCAATATACGAACCGGGATATATATGAATTCAGCTGCCTTAACAGGCTCAACTGCAACATCAATCCATAGTTCATTTCTATCGATTCTTGCCGGTGTGTTGTTACTTTCGTCACAAACTACAAGATAATCATATAGACCGCGTTTTGCAACTAAATCAACCATCAATGTTTCTACAACACCTGCGATTTGATTGCGTGTCAATGCATCATTAGGTTCAAATACAAACGGTCTTGCAGCCAATGTTAATTGTCTACGTATGTAAGCAATTAGTCGTGCAACGTTTGTTCTGTCTAACGCACTTGAACTGTTAAAGCTTGTTTTGTTACCATAATTTAATAAACCAACACCTGTGAAGAACACTAATGGGTTAATAAAGTTGATATACAATACATCACGTATACCTAAACGTGTCTTAATTGGAATAAATTCAGTAGTAGTACTATCAACATAACCAATACTTAATGCATTGTCAATTGTACCACGACGTGTACCAGCTGCCGCTAACCAAGGATAAGCAATAGTATCATTACGTAAGAATGTACGTAACATCATATATGATGCAGGAACCGCTACCTGATTACCTGCTAAATCTGTAGCTAATCCACTTGGATAGAATAGACCCATGTAAGTATTACGTGATACTAATCCTTCTTCACCTGTACTAGCTGCACCAGCTTCGTTATTAGCCCAAGCTTGAATTGCAGTAGCACTATCAGGTAATCTCATTGGTGTATCACCTAAGATATAACCTGTCTCACCACGATCTGAATTCAATGCTATCATACCAGGTTGTAGTTCTGGATAGTTAGGTGTAGCTAACAAATTAAAGAAGTTATCTTCATCACGTATTGATGTGTTAGTAGCGATTGCCGCATTCAATGCTTGTACAACCATTGCACGTTGTGCTTTACGACCCATGTACGGACTACCATTTGTTTGATTACCACTTACTGTTACCCAAGTATCAGTATATGTAGGTAATGTTTCATCTGGGAAATCTGTATTATTAAAATAGTCGGATCTGTACTGTTTTACATTATAACCACTACGGCGTGTGTTGAATAACAACATACCAGATGGATATAATTCTGGATCAGGTGAATCTAAATCAACATTGTTACTTACTAACAAACTTGTAATTGTTGGTATAGGATCATCAACTGGACTAATAGTATTTTGATTACTAGACCAACGTGCATCTGCAAACACTACACCTGTACTACTTGTTTGATCTGTATTATTTATTAATACCCACTGATCAGTACCGCTAACACTTTGCCAACGATTAATTACTGGATAATTTTCTAAATCACTAGTATCAATCCACAAATCACCATATACTAATGCTGTACCATCACTTTGTACAGTAGGTGTGCTAGATGATATGATAGGTCCGTTTGGATCAGTTTCGTTTGTACCACTTGGTAGCGGGAAACCGTTACTATCATAATCTCTGTTACCATAACCATACCATTGACCTGCATAACCAATCATAATATCAACTTGGTCTACTACACTGTAGAACCAGTTAGTATCATTAGCAGGAGCAACAGATGGTTCACCTTCATTAGAAATGTATGTGAATTCAACCCAATTACTTAGTTGTAAAGTAAATGATACTGTAGGTGTACCTGAGACATATGTTACTGCTGTTACGACACCACTAGATACTGCTGTAACTTCTACAACTAAATTATTAGTACCGGCTTCTCCACCTAAGCTTGCGCCTGAAACAGTAATAGTATCACCTACTGCGTAACCACTTCCGCCTGCTGTTACACCTGCCCCAATAATTCTATAATTACCGTAAGATGAAACAACTGACAATGTTGCACCAGTTCCTGAACCTGAAGTAGTTAATTGTGCTGCACCTGTAAAGGTCCCAACAGCATAAAAACCATATTTTACACCAGTATCGCCTATCGCAAAACCTGCTTCTGCTAGTAAACCATTAGATACACCATCACCTACAAATGAAGAATTTACATAATCATTTAAAATAATTTCTCCACCTGTAGTGTGTGTTAACTGAATAGCACCGTCTGTTGTTACTGTAGCAGAGGTATATGGTATATTGGCTGCTTGCCATGCTGTGACAAAATCAGTAGCATCACTGTTGTCAGCTAATGTGAAATTATAAGGGCCTTCTACTGAAGCACTACCTGGAACAGTAGCATATACAGTCATATAATATGGACCACTAGTAAAATCAGGATTAGTATTAGTACCTGTTACTACTGTTGGTCCAGTAGCTATTCTTTCCCAAAAGTATACAGGACCCAATGCTGTTTCCAAATCATAATCATATTGAGAATATATTGTCCCAGCTGGAATTGCTTGACCACCAGTTGCATCTAAAGCTGCGGTTGCTGCCCAATCACTAGTATACAAACCTACAGTTTTATTTTGAAATGTTTGCGTAGCACCGTTAAACACGGACATTACTGGACTTAATCCATTACCTGCTGCACCTACTTTAATCCAAACTGAACCAGTAGGACGAGGAGATGATTGATTGGCTGACCATAATGGCATTTGAGCACTAGTACCATAAAGTATAGACGGTTGATAATATGTACCGGCTGCAATACCCATATCAGTTAATACAGTACCTGTACCAGCTGTAATAATGATTCTAGGAATACCACTAGATGCTAGTTGATTAGAGAATATACATAATTTACCACTACGTACTTCTGCTGCCAACCCTGCCCATCCTAAACCATTAATTAATGCGGCTATACCTGTTACAGTGTTACTAGACGCTGCCGGAACTGTAATGGTTGTTGAAAATAATCCTGACATACTAATAGTAAATGTATTACCAGCTGTCAACGTAGGATTTGAGGTTGAACCCTGTACAGCTGGAATATCTAAATTCCAATCCGCTGTGCCTAAAATAACCCATTCATTACTTGTTGTTTTGTAAAAATATGTTTTATCTGTTATATCAGAAGGATAACTTGTGCTTTGTAATGCATTTACTGCATAATCACCAATATTACCGATACTGTTATTAGGAATTCCTGCAGTTAAATCACTGGTGTTTGTAATAACAATAGGAGTCTGTAATGTGAATTCACCGGTAGTCTGATTAAATTCATATATACCCCATGTACTTGTAGTAGTGTCTAACCAATATGTGCCGTTATCTGGATTACCAGTTGGACGACCTGTTTGACCAACTAAACTAGCTAAATCAATGTCAGCACGTAATACATAACAACGATTTGTTACACCTAATGTTGAGTAGGCTGCTAATAAACCATATTCATTTAACTCATAACCTTGAATTGGTGTACCATTTGTCGTTGTATAGAAGAACGGTGTTCCATATAAGTTTACTAAGTCTCTCTGACTTGTTACTTGGAATAGTTTGTTTGCGTTAGCTGCTGTAGTTGCGGCTGCTACACCTGTTCCAGATGCATCAGCTTTGTTTTGTGCTGTTGCTAATAGAATAAGTGGTACGGAATTCGTTGGGGCTGGAAGATATTGACTCTGGTCAATGATTGATACTTCTACGCCTGGAGATGTTAATGCCATTTTATATTTCCTTTATGTAAAATTTTAAGGTTTACTACCTGTTTGCATACTAATATTTATCAAATACCTTTAAAAAGACATGGTTACCGTGCCTTTGAAGGTTTTATATTAAATACACTATGAGACCTATATGCAATACATGCGGAAAAAATCACTGTGCGGTTAACTATAAACGGCTAGGAATAACACACTATAGAAGTATATGTGATGAATGTGGAAGAAAGAAAAATAAACTTAAACCAAGAACTCCTAAATGGAAAACTAAGGGTTATAAGAAAAAAACCGCATGTGATTTATGCGGCTTCAAAAGTCTATTCACTAGTCAAATTACCGTCTTTCATATTGACGGTAATTTAGAAAATGCTGACTTAATTAACTTACGTAGTATATGTCTTAACTGTGTGGAAGTAGTTAAAAAGAAAGAAGTTACTTGGAAACGAGGAGACTTACAGGTTGACCACTGAGTTTACTTGCTTATGTAAATCATCAATTGAACCATTATTGTCAATGTAATAGTCATACAATAAGCCAACACTAGAATACTCACTAGCATGAACTGCATAGTTACCTAACTCTACCATAGCTTTTAGTCTTTGTTCGCTACCTTCAGGTTCATTGTTGTAATCAACTGCCGCACTATACCAAACTGGTCTTTCTCCCCTACTAACTCGCATTGTAATGCCACCTACACTTTTAATAGAGTTAACTTCATTTGCAAAACGACAATCTGTAATCACAATGTTATCACTTGTTTGGCGTAATTTATTTTCTACACTAGCAACCCAAATATCAGTATGAAAATTATTACGACATACTTCTGTTCCCCAGTATTGTAATACCCATCTAGGGGTAATCTCCATACCTAGTCGTTCACTCCACCATTCATCTTTTTGTTCTCTCCAGGCTCTGCTAGTTTTAGTAGAACCCTCTAAGTATTCTCTATTCCATCCAAATACACTGGCCACTGCATCTTTCAATGATGCCGCAAAACTAACACGTTTAAATCCATGAAACGTACAAAGATAGTCGGCAATT